GAACAATACCTGACAACGTAACATTTTTGTCTCAAATACAAATAACAAAAAATTACACTAAAGATAATCTTCAGGTACAAGAAACAATTACAAAGACAAGCCCTACGTCTCGAGGTTTAGGACTTTCGAAAGGTCTTAATGCTTTAGACGCATCAATAAACGGTATTGAAACAAGGCAAATTCGAAAAAGCGACAGGGTCACACTCCTGAATATCAAGCCTGATGCAATAAATAGCTCTGATACTGAAACGAAAGCCAAAACTGTTGAGATAGAGCTAGACACTCCAGGCAAGACCGGGCCTTCGTGGCATACGGAGTACGTAGCCGAAGAATCTGGACTTGTGCCATTTTTAAT